CGCCTTACGACCGTGCACCCTTTGTTCGGCGAGGTGTCGTCGGTGTTCAGCTTCCGCAACGACTCGAACGGCTACTACGGCGGCAGCCTCGAAGACTCCACGGTCCCCGACGACCTGAGCGCGCTCAGGCTGCTCACCCAAGACGAGGTGGGTTGATTTGAGCGCGCCGACACTGCTCCCCTCCGACCGCCGTGAGCGTGGTGCCCTGTGCGAGAACAGCGCTCAGCGCGGCCTGGAGGCCGTCACCATGGTGCGCGACGAAGATCCGGCCTCGGTGTGGCGGTGGCTGGACACCTTCTCCCGTACCGAGCTGCACGTCATGTGCATTGCCCTGGCCGCGATGATCTCCGACCAGTCCAACCCGCGCGAGCTGCTCGGCTGGACCTACAGGCTCGTGGACGGAGGGCCGTCATGATCGCCGACTTCGGGATTCCTCCAGCCTGTGAGGGTGGCGTTTCCGGTCACTGCGGTGCCGGACACCACGGGCAGTGCGCCCACCGGCTCGGCGGTCTCCAGCAGCACGGCTCGTGGTCGCCGGAGTGCTACGTGAGCATCGGCCTCAATGGCGGTGTGCCCCCGTCGCTGCCGATGGTGGTGCGTCCGTCGCACGTGTGGCGCTGCCCGTGCGACTGCCACCGTCATGCCGAGCCGACCGACCTGTTGGAGCTGCTGTCGCTGGGTGGTGCCGCATGAGCCTCTACTACTCCGGCGAGCACGTCACCCTCTACCACGGCGACTGCCTTACCGAGCACCGCGAGTGGTTGTTCGCTGACGTCCTGGTGACCGATCCGCCGTACGGGGTGGCCTACAACAGCGGCGCCTGCCGCGACACCCTCGCTCGGTCTATCGCCGGAGATGAGGACACCACAGTTCGCGACGCCGCACTGCTCGAGTGGTCCCCTAGACCGGCCCTCGTGTTCGGCTCTTGGAAGCCGCCTCGCCCCGCTGGCACGCATACCCGCCTGATCTGGGACACCAAGGGCGCGCTCGGCATGGGCGACCTATCAGTGCCGTGGAAGCCGAGCGACCAAGAGATCTACGTACTAGGGAAGGGCTTCGTCGGTCGCCGCGATTCGAACGTGCTGACCTGCCCCCCAGTTCAGTCGATGGCCAAGAATGGGCGTCTACACCCCCACGAGAAGCCGATCGACCTTATGTGGCGGCTGATCGATAAGTGCCCGCCGGGCGTCATCGCGGACCCGTTTGCCGGTTCAGGTTCGACGCTCGTCGCGGCGGCAACGGCGGGCCGCAAGGCGATCGGCGTCGAGCTCGAGGAACGCTACTGCGAGCTGATCGCTAAGCGCCTCACCCAAGGTGCCCTGGACTTCACCGGTGGTGCCGCATGACTGCCCGTCGACACCCCTGCCCCGGCGGCTGCGGGCGCATGCCGCTCGTCCGCACCGTCACCTGCGCTGACTGCCGCGCCGCGCTGCCCGCCGAGCTGCGACGCGCCGTCGAAGCCACCGCGGGCAAGCCAGCCGGATCGTCCTCACGGCGCGCGGCATCCCGGGCTGCCGCTGAGTTTCTGCAACGGAGGCGAGTGTCGTGACCACCACCGAAATCGTGATCGAACCTGACATCGACGGTTGGACGTTGGCGTGCCTGGATTTCGTGCCGCCGTGTGATGTGGGGCGGGGCGGCGGGCCTCACCCAGTATGCGAACGGTCCGCTGTGTGGGTGATGCGGATACTCGAACCGCCTTGTGCACATCTGCACGCCTTCCTGTGGTGTGCGCTGCACCAATTGCAAATGGTGGCCGCCCTCACGTCCGCTGTCTGTGTCCAATGTGGGCACTGCGCCGCTCCCATTCCCGTGACAAGCATCTCCTGGCAGCGTCTCCGATGAGCGCCGACATGCTCACCCTGCCCCAGCTCGCCGAGCACTTGGGGTGCTCAGTGCGAACGTTGCATCGCCGCCGTACCGCAGCCGGACCCAGCGCGCCGCACGGCACCCGCATGGGCCGGCGCCTGCACTTCCCCCGCACCGCGGTCGAGTCATGGGCAGGGGAGCATCTGGCGACCACCCGCGCACGTTCGGACGGGCTCACCGGAGTGCTACTCGATCACGTCGTCGAGCCGGGCTCGCCGGAGTGGCTGACCCGGATGAGCGCCAGCAAGATCGCCGCCGTCGTCGGGCTCAGCCCGTACGAGTCGCGCTTCTCGCTCTGGCACCACATGGCCGGACTGACCTCACCTGTCGACGAGTCCGACGAGATGCGCCGCGGCCACTACCTAGAGCCAGCCATCGCGGAGTGGTTCGCCGACCAGCACCCGACGTGGCGCGTCGAGTCCACCGGCACATGGGTGGCCGCGAATGACGACTGGTGCTCGGCCAGCCCCGACCGGATCGTGACCCGCGAGGACGGCACTGCAGCGCTGCTCCAATGTAAAACCGACGCCGACCTCGACGCGTGGGGCCCGGAAGGCACCGACGAGATACCGCCCGGATATCGCGCTCAGGTGATGTGGGAGATGCTCGTGACCGGTGCGCGTGAGTGTCACGTCGCGGTGCTGCTGTCCTACCTCAGCTTCCGTGAGTACCTCATCACCTACGACGAGGCCGAGCTGGTCGAGCTCGTCGCCGTGGCGGCCGAGTTCATGGCCTCCCTGCCCAACGGATCCGCACCGCGCCGGCCAAACCTCGACGAGCACACGGCGACTTACCAAGCAGTCCGTGAGCTGCATCCCGACATCGACGGTTCCGACGCACCGATCACCGCCGAACTCGCCGCCGAGTACCTCGCCTCAAAGGCAGACGAGAAAGCGGCCAAGGCGCGAGCCCAAGGTGCCACCACCGCTGTGCTCGACGCCATGGGCACCGCCAAGACAGCGCTCACCCAAGACGGCCAGAAGGTCGCCATCCGCGTCCCCGGGCGCGGCGACAACCCGCCATCGCTCCGCGCATGCAAGCAATCCACCACCAATCAGAAAGCCGCGTGATCCCGTTGCCCACCACCACCCAAGCCATTGCCCAGCAGGACAACTCCCCGCGGGCCATGGTCGCCCAGTACAGCGGTGACTTCGCCGCGGTGCTGCCCAGTCACGTCAAGCCCGACACCTGGATCCGGCTCGCGCAAGGCGCGTTGAAGAAGGGCAAGAAGCAGGGCAACCGCTACGAGCTGGAGGTTGCGGCCGCCAACAATCCCGGTGTGTTCATGGCCGCGTTGCTCGACGCCGCTCGCCTGGGTCTCGAACCGGGCACCGAGCAGTACTACCTCACCCCGCGCAAAGTGGGAGGGCAGATGCAGATACTCGGCATCGTCGGCTACCAAGGCATCGTCGAACTGATCTACAGAGCCGGCGCGGTCTCCAGCGTGGTCGCCGAGTGTGTCTACGAGCACGACCGGTTCGCTTTCCAACCCGGCCGCGACGAGACACCCACCCACGAGATCGACTGGGACGCCGAGGACCGCGGCAAGTTGCGCCTGGTCTACGCCTACGCCCGCATGCGCGACGGAGCCACCAGCAAGGTCGTCGTGCTCAACCGGGCGGCCATCACCAAGATCAAGGCCAGCTCGCAGGGCGCCGACAGCAGCTACTCACCGTGGCAGCAGCACGAGTCCGCCATGTGGTTGAAAAGTTCGGTACGTCAGCTCGCCAAGTGGGTGCCCACCTCATCGGAGTTCATGCGCGAGCAGCTGCGCGCGGTCCGCGACGTGCAGAACGAGCAGCCCCTGCCAGCGCAGTCCGAGGCGATGAGCGCACCACAGATCACCGACGTGAGCCACTTGGACGAGGTCGACGGCGACTACCTCGACGGCGAGCTGGTCGACCAGCCGATGCACCCCGACGACATCGCCGCCAACGCGGCCGCCAGCAAGGAGAGCTAACCGCGATGAACCTGCCCTATCAAGTCACCGCACGTCTACCCATCGGTGCGAGCGAGGGCGTTGTCGAACTTCGCGCCTACTCCTCGATCTTCGGCCCGTCTGAACTCAAACAGACACTGCCTGCCCACAGCGCGCGCCAGTTGGCCAGCGACCTATTGGCCGCGGCCGAGCTCGTCGACGCCCACGCCGCAACCGACGACCCCGAGCAGGAGAAACTGACATGACCGAACCACTGATCGAAGCCAGCCGCGTCAAGTTCGCCGGCATGTCCTCCGACAGCCTCGAAGATCCACCGAAGCTCGACGAAGCCCGCACCTACACCGTCGAGGCCACCTGCACCGCCATCACCCGGGAGCGGATGAAGGACGGCGAGATGCGCCTGGTGGCCAAGATGCAGGTCGACGAGCTATGGGAAGGCACCGGGCCGAAACCGGCGGCCGAGTCCGAGCCTGGCTTGTTCGACGAGAGCGACGACGGGAGCTGGGACGAGGACGACACCAGCCACGACACCACGGGGCCATTGCCGCTCAAGTCCGTTGCCGATCCGTTCGGCGGCAAGGGGTGAACGAGGACTGTGCCCACGACTGGGTAGCCATCGATGAAGCAGACGGCGTCGCCTACCTGGAGTGCACCAAGTGCCACGAAGAAGAGCAGGAAGCGCTGTGAGCACTCATGGCTGACACCGTGCAATCCATCCGCCCTGGGGCCCTGTGCGCTCGCTGCCTGGACCCCGTCGAGCACCACGGCCGGGTACCGAACGGCACACCACGTAGAGCCGCAGCCACGTGCTGGACCGGCACAGCGGGGCAGCAAGTGTGGAGCGAGAAGCGACAGGCGTGCCCCTGCGCCGGGTTCGTGGTCGGCGGAGAGGAGCTGCTCGATGCCTGATTGCAGATCATGGGAAGTGGGGCGATGCGGGTGACGTGGTTCACGGTTGACGACCACTTCTGGGGCAACCCTAAGCGCACCGCCAGCAGCCCCGCCGCGCTCGGCCTCTGGGTCGTAGCCGGATCGTGGTGCGCCAAGCAGATGAACGGGGGCAACGTCCCCAAGAACGCGCTGGCGATGCTCGGCGGCACACCGAAGCTGGCCCGTGCGCTCGTCGACGTCGGTCTGTGGGTCACCACCGAGGCCGGGTGGCGATTCCATGACTGGGATGACTACCAGCTCTCGAAGGACGACATCGAGGAGCGTCGACGCCTCCGCGCCGAGGCTGGAGCGAGGGGAGGAAGAGCCAAGGCACGGGCTAGCAAAAGTATAGCAAGTGCTAGAGCAAGTGCTACCGAAAACACCCCCGAAAACGCTAGCAAAAGTCTAGCAAGTGATGTAGCAAAATCCTGCCCTTATCCCTTACCCAAAAGAGATTTAACTCAAGTTAAATCTCTTGCGGCACAGCAAGATAACGCGCGAGAAGAAGCGCCGCCAAAGGGACCGCCGGTCGGTCCTGGTTGGAAACACGTCCGCGATCTGATCTCCGACGAGCATCCAAAATCTGTTCAGACTGCGCTCGCAATTCAAGCATCAACTTTGCTCAGCAGCGGTACCACAGACGACGACGTTCGCGACGCACTGACGCTCTGGCTCCGCAAGCCGAGTCTCGGTCCTGGTGTGCTGCCGTCGCTGGTCTCCGAAGTGATCCGCAACCGCAACTCTGCGAGCTTGCCCAGTACACGTCGCTCCACCACCGACGATCGCGTCGCGCAAGTTCAGGCCCTCAAGAACTCGCCGGAATCGGCGCGAAAGGCACTCACATGACCCGAGACGACGTCATCGATGTCCTCACCGTCATCGCTGCCGGTGATCGACGAACCGTGGGCGAGGCTGATGTTGCGCTCTGGGCCGGCACTATCGGTGATCTACACAAGGCCGATGCAATTACCGCAGTCGGCCAGCATTTCCGAACTTCGGAGAAATGGCTGATGCCGGTGCACCTTCGCACCCTGGCAATGGAAATCGCGAAGGATCGCTGGCTGCGCACGAACCCCGACGAGCGCAACGAGCTCGGACAGCTCGACTCCGGCGAGCCTGTGAACGAGGCCGCCGCACCAGCCCGGGCGGCCGCCATCGAGCTGTTCGCCGGGAACGCCGGCCAGCTCGGCGACCCCTACGACACGTGCATTCACCTGCCCTGCCCCCGCTGCCACGCCGAGCGCGACGCTTATTGCACGAATCCAGTCACCGGCCGCAGCGCGCGGTGCCCCTGCCTGCGGCGGCTCAAGGCCGCCGAGGCGGCGGCGTGACCGTGACCGTGTTCGTCCCCGGCGTCCCGGTCCCGCAGGGATCCGCCCGGGCCTTCGTCGTCGGCAAGCGTGCCATCGTCACCGGAGCGAACCCCAAGACGAACCCCTGGCGAGCCGACGTCGCCGCAGGCGTCCGTGCAGCCATCGGGACGCAGATCGTGCACCCCGCCGGCGCCGTGGCTGTCGAGCTGCGGTTCGTCATGCCGAGGCGCAAGTCCGAGCCCAAGCGGATCACACCGGCGCACACCCGTAAACCCGATATCGATAAACTCGTGCGCGCATTACTCGACGCCATTACTGGATTGGTGTTCACCGACGACAGCCAGGTGACCGAGCTGCTCGCAGCCAAACGCACCGCCGCCATCGGCGAGCAACCCGGCGTGCTGATCCGGTGGGCTGCAGTTCGCTCGTGCACGCCGAGCATGGTCGTGCAGTGGCCGCAGGAGGTCTCCGCAGGTGGCTAAACACCTCAGCTACGACGCCGCGTGCGGCCACCCCAGCGGCGACAACCTGGACCTGTGCACGTCATGCACCGCGGCGCTCGTGAAGGAGCTACGTGCCGTGCCCGGTGTCATCGCCGACCTGGCCGTCGCCACTGCGCGGATGGACCGGATGACCACTGGGCGCAATGGTGGTCGCAGCAGTGAGGCACCGTTGCCGATGCGCACCGACATCACCCGCCGCCTCGACGCGCTCGGAAACACGCTCACCACCTGGGCCCGCGTGGTGGCCGAGCACGAGCACATCGCCATCGTCGTCAGCGTGCTGCAACGTCTGGTCCTCGACGAGCGCGACGAGACGTACGAACGCGCCCGGCCTGACCGGATCTCGCACGGCAAGATCGTCACCGGCGAAACCGTCACCGTGCTGCGCCACCCCGCCGAGCTGAGCCTGCTGCCCGTCACTTCCGCCGAGGTGTGCGCCCTGTGGCTCTCGCGTCAACCCCAGGCCCTGCGCTCGCTGCCGGCCGCAGTCGAGGCCTTCGACACCATCACCGACGTCGTCGCCTCCGCACGCATGGCCGTCGACCGCCGCGAGCTCGTCTACGCCGGGCCCTGCAAGGCCTGCGGGCACGACCTGTACATCGACCGCGGAGTGGACACCCTGCGCTGCTCACGTTGCCTCGCACAGTACGACGCACGCGACGTGAGCAAGCTGCTGCTGGAGCAGACCTCCGACGCGCTGTGCACCCGCGAGGAAGCCATGGGTGCTGTGCACGCCTACAAGGGCCAGCGCATCCCCGACAGCACCTGGCGCACCTGGCGGCAACGCGGCCAGCTCACCCCCCGAGCCTGGCAACACGGCGAGCGGATCACCGACCACTGGTTGCACCGCGACGACCCCCCGTTGTTCCATCTGGGCGACGTGCTCGCGCTGCTCGACAGGACACCCCGGCCCAAGCACCGAACCATCCTGCGGCGCGCCGACCGTGACCCTCTACTTGACATGCAGACTTGACAGGTGAGACGCTGCGCTAGTCAGGTTCACTTCCGCGTGAGCATTCCGCGGGGATCAACTCTTGGCACCCCGTTCGTCGCAAGCCTCAATGGCAGCTAGGCGGGTTCGAATCCCGCGCACACCAGATGCGCGCGCAGGGCTTGGTGTGTAGTCCGGCTTAGCCGTTCGAGTCGGCACAGGCTTGCGACCCCTCGTTCCGTCGGCATCCAACCGTGGGGGTACCCCAGCGCGGCAGGGATCGTTCAGGGGACGCCCTGATCCCTGCCGGCCCACCGGATAGCGTGGTGTCCGCCGCAGAGGTAGAGGCAAGCCGGATATGGCCGTCAGTGCAGGTTCGATTCCTGCCAGTTCACCTTCTCGACCAAGGTCGCCAGTCATGCCCGATGCTGTCGAAGCCCTCGCCGTTGCCCTGCTGTTGCGCCGGGACGACACCTACGCCGTGCAACTCCTGGCCGAGTTGGAGGCGCAGGGTTGGACCCTGGTGCACCTGCCGACCACAGAAGAAGCCGAGATGGCCATCCTCCATCAGAATTGGCACGCAGAGCGGCGGCACCGCGAGTGGTTCGACGCACGGGCCGTCCTCGACCTGATCCGAGAGAGGCCGTGATGCTGGACCAAGAGGGGAAGGCGTGATGTATCTCGGCCAGGTCGGCGAAGACCTTGCGAAGGCCATGTACGAGGTGAGGGCGTCGGGGATGCGCGGCGCCGATGCTTTAGCCGTGCTGAAATTGGCGGCCCTCGGGGCCGACACCGAAACTTGGCCTGAACCACATAGGGAGCAGTGATGCACCCCGACCGATTCCTCCAACTCTTGACACTCAACGCGATTGGACACCTCATGGCCCAGCAAGATGACCTGACCACCGACGTGACCGCCCTCAACGACGGGCTCGCCCAGATCGAAGCCGAAGTCACTGCACTGAAGGCCCAGCCTGCTGCAGCACGGCTCGACCTCTCGGGCTTGGACGCCGTAGTCGCGCGTGTGAAGGGTGACCTACCCGCTCCTGCAGCGCCCCCAGTGGCAGCACCACCTGCACCGGCACAGCAGCCTGCCGGTACGCCTGCGCAGCCAGCACAGGCACCAGCGGCCACACCGGCAGAACCCGCCGCTGCAGCGACCACACCAGTGGCCACCGACGTCAACGGCGCCCCGGTGCAACCACCGACACCGGGCGACGCCCCCGCACCCGCCAAGTCCCGCTACCTGTACAGCGGCGACACCAGCGCCATCAACTCCGGCGAGTGGCCCAAGGCAGGCACCACCCCAGACGGCGCGCAGCTCTACACCTACAGCGGCGACACCGCCCCCGGTGACGCCAAGGGCGCAGGCGGCGGCTGGACTCTCTACGCCGGGCCGGTGCAGCCACAGCCACCGGCACCAGGCGAGGCCCCCGCACCCATACAGCAAGCACCGGCCGTCAACGGTGGCATCGGTGGCGCAACCACCCCGCCGTCGCAGTCAGCACCGCCGCAGGTGCCATCGGCACCACCTGCCACCCAGTAAGGCGCACCGATGCCCAGAGGTGGGGGCCACAAGGGGGTCGTGTTCTCCGCTGTGGCCCGCGAGCACATGTCCGCGGCACGGCGCGGCAAGCACCACGCGCACAAAGGTGCCCATGTGCATCACGTCAGCCACGGAGCCCATGTGCACCACGCACCGCACCACCGCCGGGGCGGTAACCACGGCAACCACAGGCACAAGGGGCACTAGCGGTGAGCAACGCCTACACACGCTTCAACGATCGGGCGGCCGTGAAGGTATCCGACGCGGTAGGCACCATGACGTGCGCCTACATCTTCGCCGGGTTGGCCTTCGTGGGCGGATTCCCCGGCCTACTGCCTGACACCGCACAGAAGTACGCGCTGTGGGGATCGACGGTGTTCCTGCAGCTCGTCCTGCTGTCCATCCTCGGTGCCTCCACGAAACGCAACAGGGCAGCGGTGGAGAACGTGCACGCAGCCGTCTCGGTGGAGCATGCGAAACAGCACCTGTTCCGGCGCAGCATCCGCGACCACAACGGCATCCCACACCCTGAGGTCTAGCGGACCTAGCCCGTCCGAGAGGCCGACACCCAGATCAAATAGGCCAGTGAGGCCATCAGCCACACCTGCGGGTTCTTGAGCACGGCATTCCACAGAGTGGCTAGAACGTCGTAGGTGCGTTTCATCGGAACAGCCTGAACAGGTTGCGGGTCAACGACCTTCGCACGAGCCGCTTCGGCAACGTGCCACGACCAAGGGCTTGCATGTCGCCCATCGTCCGTTGTGTCTTGTACAGGCTGCGCTGTACCTGGCTGAAGGTGCTACGTCGTCGTGTCATGGTGTCCAGTCCTTCGGTTGGGCCAGTGCCCACGCCAGCATCTTCCTGATTGCCTCGGCTCGGGTCTGGTCAGTGGTGGTGCGACGGTGGTCGATCTTGGCGATCATGTCGTCGGGCAGGCGAACGGTGATCGGGGTGCCTTCGCGCTTCGGGGCCATGCCGATAACGATACCGCAATCGTCAACAGTCGCGCAACGAACTCAAATCTGACAACCACCCGGGGGGGCTAGCGGACTGAGCGGGCACCAAGCCACTTGGAAGCCAGCCCGCGAGCCAACCAACCCGAGAACCACCGAACCACCAGGCCCGAACCCTGAACCCACCGAGGTGGAAACCCCCATGGCAGGCAGGCGCCGCACCACCTACACCCGCACCACCTACACCCGCACCACCACCGAGCGTGGCCTCGGCTGGCCCCACCGCCAGCGGGTGGCCAAACTCAAGGACGAGCACCTACCAGGCACGCCATGCCGACGATGCGGCTACCCCATGTGGGACGCTGCCACCCTCGACGGTGGGCACGCTGACGGCCACGAGCGGGCACGCGGTGATGGTGCCCTGGCCGACGCGCTGGAGCACCGGCACTGCAACCGCTCCGCCGGTGCCACCTACGGCCACACACTCAGGGCAGCCAAGCGGACACCCGCGGCACCCCTGCCCACCAGCAGGCGGTGGTGAGCACGTGCTGTCGGACAGACACGGGCGCTGACCGACAGGCAGGCAGGCAAGGCAAGGCGACCAACCAAGCCAACCACCCGGCACCCTGCCGCCCCGGTACCCGCCAGACCGCCGGGGTACCCAGCAACTTGACCGTCGCGTTCCATGCATAAATATGCAGAACAACGGTCAGGCCGCTCAACTTGGCCATCGCTTTGGTTTTTGGAACGCGACGACGCTGTCCACAGCACGCAGCAGCCTCGTTTCTCTCCCCAGCACATTCCAAACCGGCCAGAACTGCCCTGGAACGCGCAGAACCGCAGGTCAGACTGCATAAAACGGGGGGTGGTTGTGCATACTTCCTCACCGCTGCTCAGACCGGCTCGTCTTAGCGCCCGCGGTAAGGCGTTGTGGACCGAGCTGTCGGATGGCCGCTCTTTCGATCCTGCTACTGCGGTGCTTGTCGCCGAGGCGTGCCGGATCGTGGACCGGCTGGAGAAACTCGACGGGATTCTGCGCAGCCGGCGCACCGAGTGGGTGAAGCTGGCCGAGCAGGTCGAGGGCCAGGACGTGTCGATCGTGATGGACGGCGCGCTGTCGGAGTCTCGGCAGCAGGCGCTGGCGCTGCGCACCATCTTCGCCCACCTGGGCACCGCGAAACTGGGCTCGACGATCACAGCAGAGGGTGGAGGCACTTTCCTTGACAAGCTCGCTGCTCGCCAGGCCGACCGAGAGTCGGACACCTCGGCTCGCTAGTACCCCGCCCTTCTTCGACGGCTCCCTCGGCGGTGACGCCGTCGAACTTGCTGACTACGCAGGGCTGCACCTGGATCCTTGGCAAGCGGACGTGCTGCGGGACTCGCTGAACCGGCGGGTCGGCAGCAAGTGGGCGGCGCTTGAAGTCGGGTTGGTCGTCCCACGCCAGAACGGCAAGGGCGCCATCATCGAGGCCCGACAGCTCACGTCCCTGTTCCTGACGAGGGACGCGCAGTCGATCTACTCGGCCCACCAGTTCAAGACCTCCAAGACGATGTTTCGCCGCATCAAGCAGTTGGTGCGCCAGACCCCCGAGCTCCACAAGCTGACCGGCGGGAAGTACGACGGCACGGGCCTGCCAATCGGCGGTATGTACCGGCAGAGCAACGAAGAGACCGGCATCGAGCTGCTCACCGGTGAGCGACTGAACTTCTTCGCGCGCTCTGGTGGTTCCGGTCGCGGTTTCACCGGGGACACCATGATCTTCGACGAGGCGTATGACCTCGACCCGGACATGATCGCCGACCTGCTGCCCACGCTGAGCGCGGTGAGTAACCCGCAGGTTTGGTACGTGTCGAGCGCCGGCATGGACTCGTCCGAGCAGCTGGCCACCATCCGGGAGCGTGGCATCGCCGGCAACGAGCCGCGGCTGATGTACCGGGAGTGGTCGGCACCGGATGACGCGGACAGCGACGACGAGGCGGTGCTCCTCGCCTCGAACCCCGGGATCGAGTGCACCCGGTTGGGGCTGGACTTCATCCAGCTCGTGGAGCGCCCGGGCATGACCGAGGACCGCTTCCGCCGGGAGCGCCTGGGGATCTGGCGCCCGCCTGCGACAGTTGAGGTGGCGATTTCGGCCAACGACTGGAACGCGCAGCGCGATCTGGACAGCCGTCTGCACAGCCGCATGGTGTTCGCCGTGGACATGACGGGCGACCGCTCGACCACAGCCATTTCGGTGGCGGGGCTCCGCGAGGACGGCGACTATCACGTGGAGGTCGTCGAGTACCGGCCGAACACCGACTCGTCGTGGGTGATCCCGTGGTTGGTGGAGCGGAAGGCGGCGTGGAACCCGCTGGGCATCGTGATTCGCCCGGGCTCGCCCGCAGGATCGTTGCTGCCGGACCTCGCGGCGGTGGGGATCGAGGCCATGCAGCCGGGGACGACGGCGGTGGTGCAGGGCTGCGGCGCCCTCTATGACGCGGTGATGGGCCACAAGCTGTGGCACATCGACCAGCAGCCTCTCACTGTTGCGGTGGGCCGGGCGACGACCAAGTCGATGGCCGGTGCCTGGGCGTGGGATTACACCAGCGGAGTGGACATCACCCCACTGGTCTCGGTGACGCTCGCACTCTGGGGGTACTCGGTGAAAGCGTCCGAGGTCAAAGACGTCGCGGCATCCGTGTGGTGAGGCGGGTCAAAGAGGTAGCCGTCACGGCGTTGGTGGCGTTCCTGGCCTTCTTCGTCCTCCGCGGCCGGGTCGCCCTCGCGGTGGTGGCGTGCGCGCTGATCATCGCCGGGGTGGCGCTGTGGTCCGTCCCGGCCGCCCTGATCACCGCTGGTGCCCTGTTACTCGCCGACCGACTGACCGACTCGAGGAGGTAACCCGGTGGGAATCCTCTTCGGTGGTGGTGTTCGCGAGAAGCGCGCCGCGGGTGGGTGGACCGGTGAGCCGATCATCTCCCCGATCCGCGGCACCGACGTCAACGGTGCGACGAACGTGGCGAGCAACCCGGACCAGGCCCTGCAGGTGTCCACTGTGTGGTCGTGCGTGAGCCTGATGGCCAAGAGCGTGTCGATGCTGCCGTTGGAAACGTTCCGGATGCAGGGCGACATTCCGATGCGGGTCACCGATCCGAAGCTGATCACCACACCGAGCCCGACGATGACGCAGTCCGAGTGGCTGCACATGCTGATGGTCTCGGCAACCATGCGGGGCAACGTGTTCGGTGAGATCACCGACCGCGATGGCAACGGCAACGCCACGCAGGTCAGCATCCTCAACCCGGACGCGGTCAACGCCGACGAGGACCCCAACACGGGCGATCTGGTCTACAAGTACGGCGCGAAGCAGCGGGTGATCCCGCCGCAGAACATGTGGCACATGCGTGGTTTCACCCTGCCGGGCAAGAAGGTCGGCTTGTCGCCGATCTCCTTCGCCGCGTCCACCATCGACATCGACATCAGTTCGAGGAAGTTCGCCGGCGACTTCTTCCATGGTGGCGGGATCCCGAAAGCGGTCCTGACGTCGGACCAGGAGATCAACCAGACGCAGGCCACCACCATCAAGGAGCGTCTGCTCGCGGCCACCCGCAACCGGGAGCCGATCGTCCTCGGCGCCGGCCTCGGTTATCACGCGCTGGGGGTGACCCCGAACGAGTCGCAGTTCCTGGAGACGCAGCGCGCGAACGTGTCGCAGATCGCCCGGTATTTCGGGGTGCCACCGGAGATGGTCGGCGGGTCCGCCGGCGGGTCGATGACCTACGCGAGCGTGGAGATGCGTTCGATCGAGTTCCTGACGTTCTCGCTGGCGTGGTGGCTCAAGCGCATCGAGGACGCCATGTTCCCGCTGATGTCGCAGGCCG